CAGTAATAGTATTAACTTTCATCATACTATTCTCAAACTGAGAGAATGTGTCAAAAGCTTGTTTACCTAAAGCAGCTAATGGAGCTGTAACACCGAAAGATAAGAGAGAACCCATCCTTGCTGCTCCTGATGCAAACCCTTTAAGAGATTTACTCGCCTTACCAAGCCCCGCCTCAAGACCTTTAATATTGGCGGCTACAATTATGGATATAGTTTTAATTCCCCCCATCGTTAATTTATTTTTTTAATGTTCTTTTTATTGTAAGATTCTATTACTTCTTTTATCTTTTCGGGTGAAGGAAGTTTTTTCGCATTTTTCTTCTGGACCTCACCATCCCAAGGGAAAGGTAATAGTTCGGTTGGTTTCATTTTCTTTTTTAAGTTTGGAGATGCCGTGATGTGAGCTATAACTCTAGTTTGCTCCCAAGAACGCCTATCATCTTCCTTTCTTACCTCAGAAAAACCCTTAAACTTATTAGAAAAAGAACGAGGGGTTAAATCATACATTTCATTATACGACAACCCCATCATTCCTAGTCCTATTTGTTCAAGTTTATCAAAATTAAATTCTTCTTCTAATTCTTCACCCTTTTCTACTTTCCCTCACCTTGGGCTTGATCCAATTGAAAAGCCTCAAAAATCTCGTTTAACTTAGAGAAATCTTCATTATCTAGCCATTCTTCAATGTCTTTGATTTTGTAGTTAAATTCCTCTCCGTTTTTAGAAGCTCCGTGTTTCAATCCAAAATAAGCCATTATGCCTATGTGGTCTATCTCAGAGCCTAGAGAACTTAATTGATTTAAACCTAATTTAGTCGCTTTACAAATGTCTTTAATACATAAGTAAGAAAACCTTACGGGTCTTTTCTTCCCGCCTAATTGCACCTTTTTCATTTTCTACTAATTATTGATTAATCCGTACCTTCAGTAGCTGCTGCTGTACCTGTAAAAGATACCGAATAAGTAACATTGTCTTCTACACCCGCATCAACAGATAGACTGCTAACATAAGCGTTTCCTTCATAGTACTTATCACTACCACCACTTGTTCTTTGCTTAAACCTAAGTGTTATTTCGGTTCTATCTTTATAGTCATTAAAAAGCTCTTGTAAATCTACATCAGCATTTAAATTCCATAAAGCATCTGTAGATATTTCAAATGATTTTAAGCCCTTTTCAGACTCACTCCAACCTGCACTATCTTTCGTTGTAGTATCACGAAGATCCAACGAGAAAGTAGCACTAGCAGATGTACTATAAGCTATTGGTTCGTATGCGTTTGCAGTTGAACCTGAAGTTAGAACTAATATAGAGAATTTTGAGAAATCAATATAATCTTCATATAAAGATTGTTGTATTGAACTCTCCCATCCCAAACTAATATCGATGTCAGGTAAATCCCCTGCAAAAGTATTAGTTACATCAAAATATTGTGAACCCGAAGGCAACCCTATTGTAGTTCCTGCAGTTACTGCTGTAGCAGAATATCCATTAGCAACAAATACTGCACGAATTGCGGTAGCTGTTCCTGATGTAGTATAAGTTGATACGGTTACATTAAGTATTCCATTAGCTGAACCTGAAGCATCATAAGTGTTTTCAAGACCGAATTGAACTGCTGCCGAAGCAGGTTGATAATCAATAATAATTCTAGTAACTTGAGCTACATCTGAAGACCCAGACTTTTTGTAAACCAATAAATCCGAAGCGTTTTGTATTGCCATAATAAATGGATTTTAAAGGTTTATAATTAGTCTGTTTGTACTAATGCTCCAGTTCCTGTTAAAGATAAAGAGAATGAAGCGTTTTCCTCAACACCTGCATCTGCAGATAGACTTGAGATTATCGCTGTTCCTTCATAGTGCTTTGCTGAACGACCAAATTTTACATAAATTTCCTCTCCGTCTAACCACAAGTCCCAAAGTTTAGTGAATCCCATTAAAGTACCTGAAGCACCTGTATATGGATCGTTGTCTGTTACAGTATCAGCTAATTCAACAAATCCATCACCACTTAATTCCCAAGATTTTAATCCCCCAAGAGATTCAGACCAACCATCAGAAGATTTTGTAGTCGAATCACGAAGGTCAAGAGTCATACTTAACGATGCCGATGTTGTATAAGCTACAGACTGTAAGTTTCCTTCAGTTCCATCTGTAGAAACTTGAAGTACAATGTCAGTTGCGTTTTCTATTGCCATTTTTAGTTTATTTTAGTTTTTAATAATTAAACAATTGAACATTATGTCCTTGTAGTAAACTTCAGCAGTTTCGTGATATTCGTCAGTTAACGAGCTGAAATTAAATTTTGCAGTATATGCTTGAGAATCCTCTACATAAACTACTTTATATAAATCTAAAGCCTCTACAATTGCTTTAGATTGATTGTATGTTACAGCATACGATGATGATAGGCAGGAAATTCTTATAGTTACATTACAAGACTCTAATGAACTCCCTTTAGATATAAAATTATCTACATCCTCTATTCTATATGTTGTGGCAGGATAGTTAGCATTCTGTGACATTATTACAGGGAAAACTTTATTAACCCCATTCACATTAGTGAAATCACTCCAACTAGCTAATCTACTCTTTATTTCTTGTCCTATAGATGCAAACATTATAAACCTGCTTGTTTTATCATTTTTTCTACCAACCTATCTAAATCTTTTTCTGCTTGTAATAAAACAACACCTTCCATTTTTATAGCTGTGGCTAAAAATATATCTTTTCTTGGTTCTTGAAACTTATTACCAACAATTTGCATCTCAGCTAAATTATAGCTATTTTTTCCGTGAACCCTAATAGGTGTCGCTCTTCTCTTAATAGGTCCAACGAATAATCCAGGCTCTCTTGATTTTCGTGCCGTTACTACACCTATTGTTTTGTATGTAGGAACTCTACCTGATTTTCTCTTTCTTTTAGACCTATTAAACTCATCCTTATAGGCTTGTTGCATCCCTCTAGCTAATTTAGTCCCTGCGGGTCTTAAAGCTTTATTTATTTCAGTTCTAGACCTTTTAGCAGTTAAGCCTAGTTTTTTTAATTTTTTTTTGTACATCTTGGATTCCTATTACACGAATGCCAAATGTATTTGTACCTCCTGGTCGTTTTTCTGTTGCCATATCTATGATATTGAGTCGTTAATATCTAGTTTAACATAAAACTCAACATACTCCTTTCTAGGGTCTATGATATAGCTTAATATTTGATATATCTCAAGAGTATCAGCATCTTTTAACCTCCAAATTGGGTTTAAATCATTAACCCACGCTGAATCATATCTTACTTGTATGAAAAATAACCCATAAGATTGTAATTGGTCACCCTCAAACTTTTCGTTTATATTTCTTAAGGATGTAACTTTTTTGTTCCCCCAAAAAGTTGCCTCAGTACTGAAGGTAGTAAGTGCATTCTCACCAAAATTATTTATTTCAGTTACAGCCTTTTGTAATTGTAACCTTATATTAAAATCACCTGCCTTTATTTGAGTGATAAAAGCCATATTTTATAGGTAACATTTATAAGGTTGTAGTAATATCTCAGAAGCCATTGGGAACGCTCTCTTACGATCCTCTCTGAAATAATACATATCACTTGCAATTAATTTAATAGCTTGTTTAATCGCATCAGGAACATCACTCGCTGCATCTCCATATCCAGTTTGAAATTGGAAGTAAAAACGCTCTTCATTATCCCCATATAATTCTGAAATAGGGAATGTATAACTTATATTGTTTTTTATAATTACTTTTGTAGGATTCTCATTTGTGTTTAAATAGTAATTAATGTAACCCCAATTGAGATAAACATCAGGGTCAGGGATAGCAGAAAGATAAAATAAACCATCATCTCCTGGTGCACTTCCCCCAAAATCTAAAGATACATCAGGATAATATAAAGAAAACTCATTTGGTACTGATTCAGCAAACCAAAGTTTGTATGTAGCGTTTATAAAGTGGCGATTACAATAGTTCTCAGCCATCTGTGTAGCAGCTATAATATATGAATCTAATAAGGTGTCCTCTGAAGAAGAATCTATCCTTAATTGGGCTTTTAACTCAACTCTAGATACTACTAAAGTAGAGGGGTATGTTATTAACTCTAAATTCCCTACATTTCCAACATCCATAGCTAACATATATTATCTAAATACAATATTTTTGGTTTTATAAAGAAAAGGGAAAGGGGATTAACCCTTTCGCCTTTCTAATTAATCATTGTGATTATTATTATGAAGCAACAGAAGTCCACTTAACTAATCCAGTAGGGTGAGTGTAACCCCAATCTACGAATTGGTTTAAAACTAAACGAACTTGACCATTTATTGCTTGACTGAATGGATCTACCGTTACATCTAAACCTCCGAAGAATCCTACGTATAATTTAGAACCATCCAAGAATAAAGCCTTTTTAGAACCTGTTCCTGTAGTAAAGTGACAAGGGTAACCATTAACTAAATTAGTTTGGTAGTTTCCGTTAAATCCTGCACTTACACTAGCAACTTGAGCAGAAGCTTTTAAGTTAGCTAACAAGGCTGGAGATGCCACATAAGCTAAATTACCTTCCATTCCGTATGCTTCTGCCATTTCAGACTCTGCCTCTAAGAAATCAGCAAAAGCTGCTGATCCATCTGTAGCTGTAGATTCAGTAAAAAATTGTACACCTGTCAAACCTCCTAAACACGGTGGTGCAGAAGTAACATTAGATTGAGCAAACATAGCAGAATCAATTTTATTTGCTGCTGCACGACCCATATCTTTTACAAACGCTGCCTCAACTTGTGGATTTTGAGTTAACAACATTTTAGAAACATCAATCACAGAAGATAATCTGTAAGGAGATAGTTCAACTTTTGATAAAGCTACTCCTCCATCGGCTGCAGGATCAACTTCACCTTCCCAAGTAACAGTGTTACTATTCATTACAGGGATTTTAGCATTTCCTGATAACCCAGTCAACACATTAGCCCCTACTTTATCATAAATAGAAGCTTCACGCATAGCATCTGCAAACCCTAAAGTTGCTGAAGCTGCAATATTTGTTCCTGCACTTGGACTACCTTGAACGATGTCTGCTCTACTCTCTAAAAGAAAAGATGGAATACCTAATCCTGAGATAGCTTTTCCATTACTTCTAGCCTCGTTACAAGCCTCATCGTGCATCTCTTTTTCAACACCATCAAGGTTGTTGTTAATTAACCCATTTACAGCTTTAAATAAAGAGTAAGAACGAGCCTCTTTAGAGTCAGAAACATCTTGTGTTCCGTAAGAAACAGGAATAGATGCTGCCTCTGCGTTCAATTTTTCTTGACGCTCAACAACTTCAATATCTTTAGCCATCTTGTCAATATTAGTCATCATACCATCGTATGATACTTGCTCGTCTTCCGTGAAGTCACGAGCCTCATTTTTTGCCAAGTTTAATAGAGTGTTTGCGTTTTCAATCGCAGTAGCTCTCTCTTGACGAATTTCAATCGAATTTTTCATATTCGTTTTTTTAATTTTAATTCGTTACTTAATAAATTTAACTTTGAGTCATCAAAGGATTCCTCTTGTTTTTGCTCTACCTTTATCTCAGCGACCTCTTCTTTGATTGTTTCAGTTTCAAAAGCCTCTTTAGAGCGTAGTGCAACATCAGTATTAGCATAAGCACCAACACCAACAATAGAAACATCAACTAATCGACCAATCTGATTGATTTGTCTTCGAGTCGTATCTCCATCTTTACTCCACTCATCATCCTCTACCGTAAAAGCAAATGAAGATTCATAAAGTAAACCTCTTTTCATAAGTTCTGCTACATCATTACCTGTTGTTGTATTAGGTAAAATAGCATCGTATCGTAATCCAGTTTCATCAACCGATAATCTCAAAGTTCCTCCAATATTTCTATCAAGGATTAAGTTTGGATCGTGATTGAAAGTTAAGATTACATTATCCTCTAAGCGACCATCAAATGCTCGTTTAGATATTGTTTCTCTAAAGCCTAAATCTCTACTATCTGTATCAAATAAGGCTGCGTAACCACTTACTTTAGTTTCGTTTGAACCTTCATCCAATCGAATTTCGTAATTACCGCTATATATTCTTGTTTCTTTATTTTTCATAATAACCTTCAGGTTTAGTAAATTGCTATTATATCCGAAACTGTTGTACCTGTTGAATGGACTTTATCAATATATATCCCTGATAAATAAGTTCCACTAGATATATTTTTAAAAGTAACTATATTACCTCCTGATAATGTAACTTTAATATTACCACCAGTACCTATAAATAACTGAGCATTTGTTTCGGGTAAATTATTTCTATCGCTAGGCGTAATCCCTTCACCAAACTCCCCTTTATTAAGTCGGGTATAAGCTTTTCTGTAATTCTTTTCTTTTATTTGGTCAGGAGTTAGTCCCATATTATTCTATATCTTTTCTAGTTGTTGATTCGCCTAATTTATCTAAAGGCATCATATTACTTTGCATATAAACCTTATCACTTTCTTCACCCATATAGTTCATATCCTCAAAATTTCTAACCTCGTTAGGGGACATTACACCGATGTTAACTAAAGTTCTATAGTAATCTGCTCTTGACTTAGAATCTCCTCTAAGAAGGGCTGTTAAATTGAATTTAAAGTATTGTTTACCTTTCTGGTTAAAAGGAATAAGTTTTTGGTTTAAAGCCATTTCAATTCTCTTAATCCAAGGTGATATGGTGTGAGTCGTAAAATCGATTTGCTGTGCCTCAATATTCGAATATGTGGCGTTTTGTAAATCGTTAACCAGATGATTTGGTACTCTGAAGATACGACAAATATCACTCACTTGGTATTGTCTAGTTTCTAAGAACTGTGCCTGATTGTTGGGGATCTGTCGAGGAGAGAATTCCATTCCTTCTTCAAGAATAGCTGTCTTCCCTGCGTTAATACTACCACTATAACTTTCATTCCAACTAGCTCGTAATCGTTTAGCAGTTTCTGGTTTAAGAGTTCCAGGGTGCTTAAGGATTCCTCCTACAGATGCTCCATTTTTAAAAAATGAACCTGCAAATTGTTCTATAGATAATGATATTCCTAAAGATTCTGCCGCTGTTTGGATCGGTGACTTACCAATTATACCATCAGTAGATATACCTTTAATGTGCAACATATTATCTGAAGACACTTTACCCGTGATAGGATAAGGTATAGAGTTGTTTTGCTCTATATTATAATAAACTTCTCTACCATCAGGAGATACATAGACGCTAACATCATCACATTGGATAGGGATTATTTGAGTAGGTAAACCGCCATTGTTACGCTCTATATAAGCGAAGAAATTACCATCTAAACAAAGGTCAATTAACGCTCTTTCAAAGAAGCTAAATGAATTGTAAATGGAAGAAGGTTGTTCACCTATCAGGGTATGAAGTGGATTGTTAAAAAGAACATATCTTTTATTATTCGCATCCTTTTCGTACAACGAGATTGGTAGAGAAGCTATTGTTTCTGAAATTACCTTTACGCAGCTCCAAACGGTGGATAATTGTAAAGAACGCTCTTTTGATATGGATTGATTTGATGAATTACCAAATAATGTAGCGTTTCCATATAAACTTGTGTTGTAAAATCTC